TTTATCGCCTATGGCGATCTGACCGAAGCGCAAGTGCTGGGCTGGTGCTGGGCCAATGGCGTAGACAAGGCCGAAGTCGAGGCTAACCTTCAACGGCAGATTGACGAGCAAATCAACCCGTCTGTTGTCCAGCCGCCTCTGCCTTGGCTAGACGAACTGAAAGCTCTGCGGGCGTAATCATGAAAAAACAAGTCTCGGACAAACCCCGATCCAAGGTCAACGCAGCAGGCAACTACACTAAGCCCGGCATGCGGAAGGCCCTTTTTTCAAAGATCAAGGCAGGCACCAAAGGAGGAGACCCTGGCGAATGGTCCGCGAGAAAAGCCCAGCTCTTGGCGCAGCAATACAAAAAGAAGGGCGGAGGCTATACCTCATGAAAGACCCACAGCAGTCGCTCAAGGATTGGACGTCGCAAAAGTGGCGCACATCCGATGGGAAACCCAGTAAGGGCAAAAAGCGATACCTGCCTGACGCTGCGTGGGGTGCTCTTTCCTCTGGGGAAAAAGCCGCCACTAACCGAGCCAAGGCCAAAGGCAATGCTCGGGGCAAGCAGTTTGTGAAGCAGCCCAAGTCAATCGCAAAAAAGACTGCAAGTTACAGGTGATCTATGCCTCTTCTCCGTCTATTTTTGCAGCCCGGGATCGACAAACAGAACACCGAATACGGTGCGGAGGGCGGCTGGGTGGACGGGGACTTCGTGCGATTTCGGTACGGTCTTCCGGAGAAGATGGGCGGGTGGACGGAGTTTGGCTCGATCCCTGTCGTGCTCCTTGGCTCACCGACCCAGGTCTTCACTTGGCTGGACTTGGAAGGGGCTCCTTTCGCGGCAGTCGGCACCAACAAGAAGGTCTACGCCTTTTATGGCGGTTCGTGGGCCGATATCACCCCAATACGCGCCACGGTCACCGGCACGATTACCTTTGACACGGTCAACGGAAGCGATGAGGTCACGGTCAACGACAACGGCCATGGCGCGTTGCTCGGGGACTTTGTGACCTTTGACAACGTCACGGGTGACCCGGGCGGGATCCTGAACGCATCTTTGGACAATGAGTTCGAGATCATCGAGATCCTGAACTCCAACGAGTACAAGATCAAAGCCCCGACCGCAGCGACAAGCACGGCCACAGCCGCCGGAACGGCAGATGCTGAGTACCAGATCAACACGGGCTCGGACAGCAGCTACTTTGACTTTGGCTGGGGCACGGGAACCTGGGGCAGTAGCACGTGGGGCACGCCCCGTACAGGCATCACAGGTATCCAATTGGGCATGCAAGTCTGGCAGTTTGACACCTACGGCGAGAACCTGATCCTCCAATATGTAAACGGCGAGATTTACGAATGGCCGCCGGTTCCTGCATTGAACACGCGGGCAGTGGTCATTGCGGGGGCTCCAACCAAGAGCCGTTTTGCGTTGGTTTCGACCCCCGACAGGCATTTAGTCTGCTTTGGCACCGAAACCACTGTCGGCAGTCCTGCCACGCAGGATCCGATGTTTGTTGCCTTCTCGGACCAGGAGAACATAGGCGACTTTGTACCGACGGCGACAAACACGGCGGGCGGGCAGCGGTTGACTGACGGAAACGAGATCATCAGTGCGATCCGCTCGCGGGGCCAGATCCTGATCTTCACGGACCTGTCCTTGCATGGGCAGCAGTACCTTGGTCCGCCGTTCACGTTTGGCTTTCAGCAGTTGGGGGCCAACTGTGGGATCTTGGGTCCGCATGCTGCGGTGGACGTGAACGGTGTGGCGTATTGGATGGGCAAAGAGGCGTTCTTTGTCTTTGACGGCACTGTAAAGAAGCTCCCAAGCACGGTCCAGGACTATGTGTTCAAGGACATCAACCTTGTCCAGGCGCAGAAAGTGCATGCGGGGTTGAACACGCGGTTCAACGAAGTGACGTGGTGGTACTGCTCTGCGGACAGTGACTTCATTGACCGGTTTGTGACCTACAACTACCTAGAGAATGTCTGGTCGATTGGCACGATGCCACGGACGGCGTGGGTGGATGTCGGGGCATTCAACAAGCCTCTGGCGACCGAATACGATCCGGCCAGCACGGCTGCTACCATTGACACGATCTACGGCCTGACGCCGGGTCGGTCGGTGGTGTACAACCAAGAGGACGGGTACAACAAAGCCGATGGCACGGCGATTAATTCGTTCATCACTGCAGGCTACTTTGATATTGGCGATGGCGACCAGATGCTGTTCATGTCTCGGTTCATCCCGGACTTCAAGAACCAGGTCGGCAATCTGATCATCCATCTGCTGCTTCGGGCATTCCCGCAGGCGGCCGCTACACCCAGCTCCTTGGACCCTTATACGATCGCCCCGAACACGGAAAAGGTGGACACCCGGGCGCGAGGCAGGCAGATCCAACTGCGAATCCAGAGCAACGAGGTGGACGGCAACTGGCGCTTTGGCACGATGCGCGTGAACATCCAGCCTGATGGCCTCAGATGAGCAAGATCACCAACGTCCGTCTACCTAATGCGGCCACGCAGGGCTATGACCCAGGGCAGTTCAATCAGCTTGTGCGTTCGCTGGAACAGGTGATCTTTCAACTCAACAACAGTTACTCCTCGACGGTCGATGTCAATACTGCAGGTGCTTCAGGCTGGGCTTCCGCCGGATCAGGTGCCGGGGGCGGGTTTGCAGGAGGTATACGGGGGTTCCAGATCTCTAACGGGATCATTCTCCCCAATGCAATGCTCATATCGGAGTCAGATCAGACGAATGCCAGTATTACGGGGGAAAATCTCGTTACCTACAGCAGCGCCCCTGTGGCTTACGGCATCACTTTCACCAACAACAGTCGCATCAAAGTACCTTGCGCGGGCCAGTACTTGGTCACGTTCACTTTACAGGTCACCAACCGGGGCAACACCGCAGCGGAGTTTGAAGTGTGGGCCAAGGACACGGGCGTCAATTTTTCCTTTAGCAACACGCGGTTTGACATCCCAGCACGCAAGAGTGGCTCCATTTGGTCGCACATCGTCCCTGCCGTCACAGGCATCTTTACGGTGGAAGACCCCGCAAATGACTACCTTGAGATTGCGTGGTGGTCCGATAGCCTTGATGTGTACTTAGAGCATTACGCGGCTGGAACCAGTCCGACACGCCCGGACATCCCTTCGGTCATCTTGACCATCAATTTCGTATCGGCGATGTGACATGGCCAACAAATACCTTCGCAAGTATCTGACACCCGCGGCGAACACCGAGACCACGATTTACACCGTGCCTGCGGCCAACACGGCAGTGGTGTCTTCGCTTCGGGTGACCAATGACAACGCCAGCAGTGCCGTGTTGACCGTGGCGGTGTATCCGTTGGGCGGGGCGACCCCGTACTACCTCTTGCGGACTTATTCGCTGCCCACGAAGCAGACGATGGATGTGTTCTCAGGTGTGCCGTGCGTGCTGGAGGCGACGGACGTTATCAAAGTGACGGCTTCTGTTGCGGATGTGGACTTCTGGATGTCGTATTTGGAAATGGACAGAACATAGGGAAATCGTCCATAATTTGGGCCATATCCGCGTCCTTTCCTGACGCGCAGCCCCACCGAGGGCTTTTGGCCAAACCAGGAAAGGATTGATATGGGAAATGAGGGAATCATGGGCCTTCCGATGGAAGAGCCTATGTCGCAGCAAGAGCCGATGGCCGTGTCTAGTGCCGACTCATACGACGCCGCCAAGACGGCGCTCGGGATGACGGATCCGGCCGCACTGGAGATGATGAAAGAATCGCTCCGCGAGGATCTTGCGGATGTAGACTTCACTCCCGGTGAAATCGATCAGATGATCGAAATCCTCGAATACCTGACGAGGAATCCCGGCGACTACGATCGCGTCATGCAGGACCTGATCAGTCGCGACATGATGGATCCGGGGGACTTCCCGGACCAGTATGACCCGACTTTCATCGGCGCGGCGCTGGCCATACTGAACGAACTGAAGATGGGCCGTGTTCAGGGGGCCATGGCCCCTATGGAGGCGGGCCCGGGCATGGCTCCGATGGCCATGATGCAGGGGGGCTTGGCCGACATGGCGCAGTATCTTGCCTCAAGGGGCAGGAACGGCGACACGATGCTTGCGCACATCACGCCGGACGAGGCGCGGATGCTGCAGGCGCAGGGCGGATCAGGGACCATCAACCCTGAGACGGGCTTGCCGGAGTACTTCAAGAAGTTCTTCAAGAAGGTCGGCAAAGCGGTCAAGAAGGTGCTGTCGTCTCCGGTTGGCAAGATCATTGGGACGATTGCTCTTGCAGCGGTCCTTGGTCCAACGGCCGTTGGCGCTACGTTAGGCAAGGCTGGTACTGCTGCTCTTGCCTCTGGCGCGGTGACCATGGCGGGTGGCGGAAACCTGAAGCAGGCGCTTGTCGCGGGGGCTCTTGGTTACGTCGGTGGTGGCGGCACGATTGGCGGGTTCAGTCCCTTGCAGTCTATCGGCAGTGTCCTTCCGGGTGCAGCAGGGTCTGCGCTTAACACAGGTCTTACCACTGGCGCACTGGGCACTGGCGCAGGCCTGTTGATGGGCATGAAGCCGAAGGAAGCGCTGAAGATGGGAGCGACTTCCGGCTTGATTGCCGGGGGCATTCAGTCTCTGGCAGGGCCACCTGCTCCTGGGGCGCAGTCTGCGGTAGGTCCTTCCGCCGAGGTAACAGCTCCCCCTCCGTCAGCGGGGGGTGGCATTGAGCAGATTCCGACAGCAGCCAACATGGCAGGTGAAATGGGCTCGGGGG